TTATTGTCAGCGTTCTCTGGTTTCGACTTCTTTTCAGCGCCGTGTCCAGGTTGCGACTTCATTGATTTTGCCGCTTTTCCACCAGGTACATTTACATTACCATGTGAATCTTCTTTTGCAGAACCGCCAGTACCGCCTTCGTCAGCTGAGCCACCTTTTGCAATATTAGCAGATGTACCGCCCATATCGTTTTTACCAGCTACTGTTGACTTGGCATTTGCACCGTTGTCACCTTTTTTTGGCTCTTCTGCCATTTTATCTACGTATTCACGCATAACTTCTGTATCAGACTTGGCAATTTTTGACTCTTCTACTTCTTCGTCAGTAGCTTCTTCTACTTCTTCGTCAGTAGCTTCTTCTACTTCTTCGTCGTTTGCTTCGTATGCAATCGCTTCTTCTTCAGCATCGTCACCTTCTTCTGAATCCATGTCCATTGGCATTTCGTCATCAGCTGGTGCTTCTTCGTCACCCATGTCGCCATCCATCATTGCTTCAAATTCTTGTTTCAATGACTCTAGCTCGTCTTCTAGGTCCATTACACGGTCTTCAATGTCACCTTCTCCGCCTTCTGCGTCCATGCCCATGTCGTCTCCGTCCATGCCCATTTCCATATCATCGCCAGCGTCTGGCATTTCAACATCCATTTCCATGTCGTCTACAGGGTCAGCTTCTACAGTTGGCTCCATAAATTCTTCTACTTTTTCGTCAGTGGCTTCGTCAACCTCTGCGTCATCAGCAGATGCTTCTTCAACTTCTTCATCAGTTGCTTCGTCAAGATCGTCTTCGTTAGAAGCTTCATCTACTTCCTCATCAGTAGCTTCATCTACTTCTTCGTCAGTTGTTTCTTCTACTTCAGCATCTTCTTCTGCTAATAGATTTTCATATATATCTCTTGATTTTTCTACCACAATTTCGTGGAATAGCTCTTCAGCTTTTTCTTTATCTTCGTTGACTAAATGCTCTAGCATTTCTTCAAACTTATTACGTTCAGTCATGTTTATCTCCTTCACAATAAATTTTACAAGGCTGTCTATTATATTTACACTTTTTGGGAAATATACGCTTAAAATGGGGTCAAAACAGCGTATTTTAAGATTTTGATGGGGTTATACCAAAAGTTTTACAAAAAATTCTGGTTGACATATGCTTTAAATTTTTACAATCAACTAAGTTATCTGGTATATAACTGTCCTCTTCCATAACTCTAATGTATTTAGTCCTAACAAATTGATTTATACATGATGCTGTTTGTCTTTGCCAATTTCCATGATATGTAGCTCGATCATTTAAATTTTTATAGTTTTTTGTGCCTGCATATATATTATTCACTAATTCGTGATTATTACCAGTACCAACATAATCAAATCCTAATATATAAATTTTTGCATTATCATGTGTGCTTGCTAGGAATAAAGCAGTAGGTCCACTGCTCCATCCTTTGTTTGGATTAAAAATATTTAAATTAGGGTCAGCTTTTGTTAATTTATTAGGATTACTCCAAACTTGATGCTTATGAGCATAGTCTGTTTTTTGTATTTCCATTATCATTTTTGTATCTACTGCCACAAGATAATCTGGTGCAAATGTCCTATACAATGCATTACACCCGTAAATTCTTCCGTGTTGTTTTAATAAATGTGGGTCTATCGGTTTACGACTTAAGCCGTTTCCTAATACAAAAGCAATCTTTTCTTGTGACATTTATCATCCTGTTAAACAGCACCTGCCGCCGCTTGGGCCGCCGCTCCATACATTTGTTTAACAAATTCTAACTCTTTTGTAGTTTCTTTTTGGTGACTATCTTGAGCTTTTCTAGCTTTGTTTATATCTTTAAAAGTTAATTTAGATTTACGTGAATCATCAGCCATTTGAACACTTGTATCGTCTTTTGGACTATAGGTCAAGTCTTCAATTGGTTCTAGGTTATCTTTATCAAAGTAAAAAAGTTCTTTAAGTATCATAGTATTATTTATGCAGGAGCGTCAGGTTCAGGTGCTGGTGCGCCTCCTAAGTCATCTCCTGTTACTGTTTCTGGTGGAGGAGCTTCACCGCCTCCAATATCACCGCCTTCGTCTGGTAAAGTGTCTTCAAGTCCACCAAGATCCCCAGCTAACCCTGTTCCGGTTAATGCTGGTGCACCACCCATAGCGGCACCTCCATCAGTAACACCAGTTTGCATTACATCTTCGTTTTCTTCTCTCCATAGACGTTCATTTTCTGCAATCTCTTCGTCAGTCATACCTAAGAATCTTTTCAGTGCAAACCTATTCGAAATGAAAGGAATTGCTTGTATTGATCCAAAAGTACCAATTCTGTTATTGTCTAGTTCTGCTTGTCTATAGGCGGCAAAGTTTTGCGGAGGAGTCATTGCTAAATCAAACATAGCATAATCAACGTTTACACCTTTCTTTTTCAAGTAAAGTTTAAACTCTACATTAAACACTTCTTCAAGCATACCTTGTAGCCGTTCACAGTATTTGTTGAACCTTAATTCTTGAATATATGCTGTACCTACTCTACCATCATTGTACTGGCTAGCGCCGTCATCTGCCCCGGTTGGGAGATATGAACTAGGAATTCGTAAGCCACGTACAAGTTTATTAGTAAAATATCTGAGATCATCAATTTCTCCTAAATTTGTACCGCCTGGTAACGTTTCAACCTTAGATCCGCGTCCTTCAGCAGTTTGTGGAAAAAAGTAGTCTTCGTTAATTGACAGTGGATTATATGATGAGTCTATAACATTTGTGCCACCACCTGTCTTGGATGGGATTCTCCTTTGATGTATTTCCGTTTTTACACGCTCAACAAATTGTATTGCAAGATGTGAGGGCATATTTCCCACATCAACGTAGAATACTCTTCTTTCAGGTGCTCGTTGCACTCTGTAAATAATTATTGCATCTTCAAGTAATTCTTTTTGTTTATACACTTTGAAAATACTTTCAAGTAAACTATTTCCAAATGGATAATTTTGATCTAATCCTTCGCTCATACTTAAATGAACCATATGATTAGCATCTATATATGTTTCACCCTGATCTGTTTGCCATCTACTAGTGCCAGCAGGCGGAGTTGCAGTTCCTGTAGCTTGTTGTTGACTTACTGTTTGATAGCCACTAGTACCTCCAGGACCATAACTGTTTGTTTGATTTAATGGAGTAGCTTCTAAAGCATCAAAAGCAAAATTTAAATTTTTAACACAGTATTGTTCTGGTTTTTTACCATCACTTTCGTTTACAATTATTTTTGTAACTTGACTTGGATCAACATGAAATAATTTTTGTGTTTCGGGATCTCTGATAAAAAATTGGTCTCCGTATTTAAAAGCATTACGAATTGTTCTAAACATTCTAACATCAAACTGATTTAGTTTACACCATTGTTTTAGGTACTGACCAAGTATCTGAACTTCAGAATTGTTTGCTTGTTTTTTAAAATTAATATTAAAATGAGTATCGTTGTCTTTACCTTTTTGTGTACAAAACTCTGCAAGAATATCCAATGCGGCATTAACTTCGCTATCACTGTCCATTGTATTATATTGATTATATCTTTCAATACGATTAGGCGATCCAACATATACATCTGGTAAATGTGAACTATAATTAGTTGATGCAGGACCTGGTCCAGAACTACCACGTTGACTAAATGGACTATAACTTCCACTTGCATTGTTTCCAGTTGGTACTGGTGTAAAGAATTTCTTCCAGCTCATGCGCCTATTCCTTTTAGCATATTTCCACTAAGCCCTCTAGTTGCTTTATATTGGCGTTTGCCTGTTTCTGATGCGGTTGTTTCAACTTGTAATAAATTTTGTAATATCATATTTTGTTCATTTAGTTTGCCTTCTAGCATACTAACCATACTATCAGTTATATTACTACTTATCGAATTTGTGCCATTAGAATTGCCTTCTTGAACACGATTTTCTACGTTTCTAATAGTTCTCATCATGTTGTTAACCACGCCCATACTAGATCTTGCACTCATAACATTAGCTGGACCTGATACAAATTCTGGACCTGCTTCTCCAACTATACCATACCCTCCGCCAGGAATATTACCTCCTCTAGCAAATCCCCTAGTATATCTTCTACCAGCGGCTGTAGCCCTTTGAAAATCTGCAATCCTGGCGGCAGTATATTTCTGTCCTTCTACAAATGTTGCTTTTAATTCTTCTTTTAATGATTCCATTTTTTGACTTAATTCAGCGGCTCTTTCAAAATTTCCTTGCCGAATCATTTCATCTCGTTGTGCTTCTAAATCTGCAATTTTATGATTTTCATCTACTAATTTTTGTATACCATCAGTTTGTGTTTTTTCTTTTGCAACATCTTCTGCTTTTGTATTCTCAATAGTTAAATCTTCTACTGGCATTGTGTCAAGATGTGGAAATGATAATAAATCTGTATCATTATTATACAATCTATCTTGAGCTTCGGCGGCACTAAAGAGTTTATCAACTACGCCGCCTAGTTTACCTGATATTTCTTCAATACCAGGCATTGCCGCTTGTACTTTTTGCAGTGCTTGTACACCCATTTCTTCTAGATTTTTTAATGCTGTTTGTTGTGTAGCTAACACCATATCCCTTGTTGCTTCATTTAATCTTATAGTTTCATCTATAATATTTCTTGTATCTTCTGCACTCATTTGGATTTCTTGCTGTCGTTCAATCTCAGCAGTTATCCTTTGTAATTTAGTTAGTGTATCTTCAGCGGCATCGCCAGCGGCTTGCAATCTGTTTGCAAATACATAACTATCTTCTCTAAGCTGACCTTGTGCTTGGCTTATGTCTGTTAAGCCACCTAACATACCAATTTGTCTACCTTCTTCAGTATTCAAATATCGTGTAAATGCCGCTTGTGTATTTGCTATAGATTGATCAAATTGATCAAAATTTTGTGTATTCATTCCTGATCTAAAAGCATCAACCTGTGCTTGGAATTCATCTGCACTATCACCTAAAGCAACAAATGCACTTCTAGTTGCATCAGTGGTTGGTGCTCCTCTAATCAATAAATCTTTGAACAATTCTGCATACTGAGGACCCATTGTTGAACTTATCTTTGTAAGTCCTGTAGTAAGTGCTTCACTTGCATCAGCACTTTGTCCTGTGAGAAAAGCTTGTACATCTCCCTGACGTCTTGCTTCTTTCATTTGGTCAGCGAGTTCATCTCTTTGTTTGCCAGTAAGTTTACTCAATGCATCAAGTTCTTTGGCAAATTCAAGTGCAGATTGATTCCTATCTCTGCCAACACTACGTTCTAATTGATTATCTTGTTCTGCAATTTCTGCATATGTTAACAAATTTTCATTTATATCTTGAACAGTATAACCTAATCTACGTAATCCAGTTCCTACATCACTTGATAATACACCGCTACTAAACTGTCTAAATGCACTTATAGCAGAATCTGTACTGCCACCAAAAGCACTAAGCCCTTCAGCATTGTCTTTGAATAGTTTAGTCATGTCTTCAACAGTCAAACCAAGTTCAGCCGCCGCTATTTTAATTTCGGTCATTTGCTTGCCAAAACTAGCACCTATGCCTGTTAAACTTTGATATTCAGCCAAACTTTGCTCAGCAAACATTGTTAGTGCATTTACAACTTTTCCAAGTTTACCTAATAGTTTTGTGTTTGTATCTAATGCTTTACTGTAATCAGACAGCTTCATACTGCCAGAAAGTAAATTACCAGCTAATCCTACTACAGAATTAGTTGCTCCTTTAAGTTCTGAACCAAATGCACCCAGAGCACCTGATGTAGATAGCATATCATCAATACCTGCCAAAAGTCATTCTCCTAATAAATACCGGTTATAAATATCCTTATATAGTATTTACCTAGGAAAAATTTATGGAAAATGAAAGCCCATTAAAGAAGTTTCAAAGACAACCAAAGATTTATATAGACTTACCAAGCAAAGGAAAGTATTATGAATCTCCTGGTATAATGTATGAAAATTCATATACTAATTTAGCTGTCTTCAGCATGACTGCTAATGATGAAATTCTGTACAAAACACCAGATGCTTTGATAAACGGACAAGCAACAGCTTCAAATATGAAAAGTTGTATACCGGCTATACTAAAGCCTTTTGATCTAGTATCGATTGACGTTGATGCTATACTATTAGCAATCAGAATGGCAACATATGGTAATCATATGGCAGTTTCGCAAAAATGTATGCATTGCGGTGAAGAAAACACTTATG